GTAAAACTGCATTATCACAATTTTTTTTGTTTTTATCGCAATGATATGAACGATCAAATTTATTTTCACCGAATCTATTAATGTCATACATAATTTTTGGAACCGGCACCGGTGGGTAAGATTCTCCACTATTTGTAAAAATTTCTTTTTCACTTGATCGTAATGCGATTAAAGATAAAAAATGAAATATTTTTTTAAACATTTTATTGTCCTAAGTATTTAATTTCTAAACTAGAATGCTTAATAGTTATAGGTATATTTCCATTGTTAATAGCTCTTACGTTTATGGTATCTCCTAAAGTTAATAAAATTGATATAAATCCAGAATTATTTCCAGTCATTTCTACTAAATTTGCAACTAAAGGATTTTTACAAGATCCATAATCACTATTTTCAAATGCACTATTCACACGTATGGAAGAATCAAGCCAATAGGTATTTGTTGCAACTCCAGCGGTTCCATCATGATGCAAATCATATTGAATTTTATAGTACCCATCAAAAGGGGCAGTAAATGTAGATGTAGATGAATTAAATCCAGAAAGATTATTTATTGTAACATGTGGAAAAAGTAGCTCAGAATTTGCTCCGGCGTTAATTAAAACATCAGAAAATCCTTCTTTATCAGAAAATAAAATAGGTAAAGATAATCCTAATTTATTGTCTATCCCATTTAAAAACCCAGTAGTTGTTCGTGAGCTATATTGTACCGTAGAAACGGGTGTAAAATTTACAGGTGTAAAATTTACATCAGCTACTTCTCCATCAGATATTGAGGAAAGATAAACATTGCTTATATTTGCACCACCGGAAAATATTGGAGTAACTGTATAACTACTAGAATCCGGATGATACCTAACAGTTGAACTTGTAATATTAACAGATGAGGGATTGCATCCTATTGCAAAAAAATCAGTAATAGAACCAAGATCATTAATTACAAAATCTAATCCAGCCCCTTGATTTAAAATATCAATACATCTAGCGCTTATACTTGTAGACCCGCTATTTGATGAAGATATAGTTTTTGCTTGGCAATTTCTAACTTCAATAGATACTTCATTAAAATTATAAGAAATTTGATTCAATTTATCCAAACAATCAATAAATAATAAATTCTCATTTACACCAGTTCCTGTACCAGTAGAATTGAACTCAAGACATCCAGTAAAATCAGTGCCAATATAGTGTTGTATTGCGCCTTGTTCAAAATTAAAATTATTCTTTATATTTGAAAAATTTATTCTAATAGAACCAATATCTATAAATGGTAATGGAATAGAATCCCATGAAGAATCATTTTGTAAAAGACCTCCAGTGAATAAAGCATTGCCTAATGGAAAAATATCTATAAATGGATATAAAAACATATCTACAAAATTAAATTCTCCCGTTGCATAAATTGCACATCTATTTGTAGCAGAAGGGCTGAATAATGATAGGTACACAACAGCCGCTTCATATGTTAAAAATGGATTTGTTAGGCATCCTGTTGGTGAAGAATCATCTCCAGTAAAAGAATTTATATAAGCTATTTGAGGATATTTTATAGAATTTAAGGGAGCACCGCCAATATTTGACAATGACGTTACTGGATCAGCAACATCTGATAAATTATTAGTTTTATTCAACTGCACATTATTAATAGCATTTTGAATAGTTACACCATCTACTAAAACATAATTAGATATAGTTTCTGCCGACCATTGACCACCAGAAGTAACTGAAAAACATCTTAATTTTATAGTTGTTTGAAGTGGAACAAAGAAAAACGAGGATACCGAATTTGTACCAATAGTAACAAGCGATGTCCCCCTATTAACATTTATTCCTGCCGCACCATTTGATCTAACTATAACAACATCACCAATATTTGGATTAACAGGCATTATCCCAGTTGCAACTGGAGAAGAAAGTGAAGCAAAATAAATCTTATTAGATAAAAATTGAACAGGTGTTGCAACAGCAATAATAATTGATTCAAGAGTAGTAGATACATTCTCCTGCCAAACCGCAGTAGAAGATGTTCCTGTTGTTATGCACCCCCAGTATGATTGTGCAGCACTATCAAAATATGTATCTAACCCTGCTTCACCGGCAACTACTCCATTAGGATCACCGGTACCAATAATAGTTGCCCGCTGCCCACCAATATTATTAAGTGATATTGAGGCACTCGCTACATCTGATAAATTGCTTGCCTTATTTAACTGTATGTTACCAATTGCATTTTGAACAATAGATCCATCTATTGTTACAGATCCAATAATTCCTTCTGCACGCCATTGCCCCCCACTTGGAGTAGCAAAACATCTTAGTATAATTGTTGACCCAAAAGGTAAGAAAAAAGAACTTGAAACTGATGTACCGGATATAGTAATTAATCCAGTTCCCTTGCTAATATTAATCCCCGCTGCCGCATTCGCATGAATAATAACAATATCACTCAAATTTGGAGCTATTGGCATTATTGAATTAGCTGCTGGAGATGATAACCTAGCATAATAAATTCTATTCGATAACATTTGAACAGGTGTTGATACATCGATATTTATAGATTCAAGATCGATCGATATGTTATCCCATACCGCGGTTGAGGTAGTCCCCGTTGTAATACAATTCCAGTAATGTTTAGCAACACTATCAAAATATGTATCTTTACCAGCCGTTCCTGCCTGAAATCCATTAGGGTCTCCTGTTCCTATAATTGTTGGATTTTGGAAATTTAAAGCAAATCTAGTATTCACACCACCACGAAGACCAACTGTTTCATCAGTTGATAAAAAATTACCACCATTATTAAATTGACTAAATTTTTTAGAAGCCATAGTTTTTCCTTATTCCGCTATAATTTGTATGTTATCTTCAGTAATCATCTGTTCATCAATTTCAGTTATAATATCTATTTCTGAATCTGGATTTGATGATAAATTTTTATAATAAAACAATAAATATATTGCCTGTCCCATTATCCATGGATTCCTTGAAATATAGGTTGAAAAAATATTTGTATTTTAACTTGTTGAACTTGTGGAGTTTGACTAACAATCTTAAAATAAGGCGCACTATCAAATAAATAAGGTATTAATGGTATAGAGCATAAACTAGGCACAGCAGGAATTAAAAAATCAGACAAAATAGAACCATCAAAATTTTTGAGAACATAAAAAATTGAACCATTTTTATCATTTGTAAAATAAATTTTTAAATCACTAGTTGTCCAATTTGATGGGAATAATAAATTTCTTGGCTGCATTCCACCACAGTCTATTAATTCAGAATTAGTCCCACCAATTAAAATTTTTGATTCTTGAACCACCAATGTTCTTTTATATTTAAATTTTTCATTTATCATTTTTTAATACCCTGTAAATTTAATATTTTTAAAATCCAATATATTTAACTTGAAAACTTGAAGAAAGATTACCACTAAAAAAAGTAACTGATGTTCCAGCAGAATTTGAAGCATGAATACTAATTACATCACTAACTCCATTCAATAAAATTTTTCTTGTTGATGATAAAGATTGGTCATTGTTAGCACCTTGTATTTGACCCATATCGGCAATATTCACACCATTTTTATTTAAATATATAGCATATGAATTACCAGAATTTCCGTTCGTAAGATTTAAAGCATTAATTTCATACCAACCAGGAATAGTTGGTAATATTGATTTAGTTGATGATGTAAACCATGAATAATCATCTACATCTACTGTATCAAAATTTAACAAAACAGCAGTTAAAGCTGGCACAACTTGATTTGTACCCATATAAACAGAAGATATAAATACACGTGATAAAGAAGGATTTAACAATATAAATTCAACCCCATCAAAAACATAATCATGAATTCCAGAAATTTCACCACCTTTTAATAAAAATTTTCCAGCAGGCGTTTGAATATAAATTGGATAAGATGTAATACCACCATCTATACTTAATGTTGAAGAACCTGTATTTACAATAGAAGAAATGATTTTAATTTCAACTCCTGAAATTAAAGCTGGATATGATGGATTTGGAGTAACAATTAAAGCGTTTGCAGTTCCTGTTGCCGTATAAATTGTATATTGATTTGTTCTTATTGAATTGTATGAAATTTTTTGTGTCAAAGATTCAGTTACAAACGGAGCTCCTGTTGCAACAGTTATGTTGTTTGTAACAATAGAAGTTTGACCAAAAGCAACTGTTACATAATACAATCCAATAAATCCTGCATCTGGTGTAGGTGCAACCGGAGATGGTGCTTCTACCCCACTTTTAACATTTATCAAAATTTTATCTGTTCTAGTATCTGATAATGAATTAAATATAGGACTTGTAGGATCAGCAGAATTAAAATATGGACGAGAAATAATATTTACATCCAATGTTTCAAAAGCAGCTTGAACTAAATAAATTATAGAATTTCCAACAACTGAAGGAGCGGGAGTATTTAATGTAACAAGATCAAAATTTAAAGCTTGTTTGTATAAACGATGATGAGGGTCATTATCAGCAGGCAAAACACTATATGCGGTAGCATCATAGCTTTCAAAGCTATATAAACACCCTGAACCAACAGTAACCTGAAGACCTGGCGGCGCTATTGGCAAACAGGGAAGACCAGATACTAATTTTGCATTGCTTATACCAGTTCCTAAAACAGTTTCAGCAAGCTTAGAAACATCTGCCATTTTATAGGTATTGCTTCTTAAAACGTCTGCCTCATAAGGAACTTGATTTGTATAAACTGTTACTCTACCGTTTAATGGTGCTGTCATGGTTTTCCCCTAATTATTTTTGTCCAGATAACTGTTCCAAACACTTTTGTTAAATTTATTAATTTGTAAATATCAGAATCAGATATAATTGTTTGCTGTAGTGATTGTCCTCCATACCAAAAATCTGCTAACCCACCGGCTGCGTTATATCCACCAAAATAGCTGTTATATCCGCTATATCTAGACATTCCTTGATAGGGATCAACATAGACATCTATGAATGCTTGGTATGCAAAAGAACCTGATCCATAACTTCCTGCAATGTTATATCCCATCTTTTCTGAAACATTATAACCTCCACAATCCGAAGCATTCCAAGGTTCAAATATTCTTGGATAAAATCCAGTAAGATTAAAAAGAGCATTTCTCATTGCTCGTCTTGTTGCTTTTTCCCTTAATAAAGTTGCTAGTATTCTTGTTCTAAAACTATCATCAGTTTCGCCTGTTCTTCTTGGTAATTCATCACCCAAATAATCAGAAGAAATAATATCTAAATTTATATCAGTAGCTGTTTTTATTCTTGTTTGTAATACAACATATAAATATTGTTGATAATGAAATGATCCAGTATCAACAAAAGCAGCTAATATAGAATCTAAATTTTTATGATCTGTTCCCCACCAATTTAATGGAAGCTGAGATATTAGACGATTGTATATGTCTTGTTCATCACCAGGATTTAACATTATTTGATTTTGTATTGAGTCCATTTTTAAGCATTCATTATTATGTTTATGGTTCCAACAGTCATAATTTCTCTTCCAGTTATTTGTATATCTGATGTTCCGCCATTCAAAGTATAACTAGTAACATCTGTTATTCGTGAATCTGCACCATAAATTATAGATGGAACTTTAGAATATGGAAAAAGAGCATCGAAATTTTGAGCAGTAATGTAATTTTCTAAAGCAGCTACAACTTTGTCGTGTATTTCTGTTTCTGCTGATAAATCCTCATTAAATACATGCGCAGTAATTGATACAGGAAAAGGAATTGGATCATATACCGCATACTGAATTGTTAATCCTCTATAAGATTCAACAGAAGCGCTAACATTTGCGATCAGTTGACCACTTGCTGCACCAGAACCATCATCAATTACAACATAGAAAAACCCTAGTTGAACAACATCAAATATTGTTTTATTTTCTACAACTTTGTATCTAAAAACCCCAGGAACAACACTGACTGCATATTCAATTGCTTGTTTAGTTGCTCTGAATAAACTAGCCAAATAAAGAATAAATTCATCTTTTAGAGACTGATCGCTTTGTTGATTCGTTCCATTTGTAAATGGTTGTGCATTTGTTACAGCATCTACACCAGGTAAAACACCACTTATTGTAGTTATCTGATTAGCTAAACAATTTGTTATTGTTCCAACAGAATCAGCAGAAATTGGAACATCAATTGAAGAAGTACTAATGTTAAATACATAAGCATTATTTAACACATCCCAATTAGGATTTGTTGTATCTACTGTTACAGAATATGTAATACCATTTACTCGGCTTAATACTTTTTTTAATGGTTGAACATAAACAACTGTTCCTGTTGTATTTCTACTAAAAGTAACAATCCCAAACGATCCCGTACCTGCCCTTCTTTTTAATCCAAAATCACCAACAAATGTATCTACATCATTTCCAGAAGATGTTAATAATCTAGTTACCGACAGAAGAGATGATATTAAAGCTTGTAACCACAATGAATTACCCATATTACTTTCAATTATGGCTCTATAATCAGAACCAACACTGAAATCTAATATTGAACCAGCAGCAGACTGCATTGCCGTTACCTGACTACTTAATAATTCTTTGTCTGTTCTAATTGGTAATGGCATTTTTTTATAAGTTAAATGATAAAACTATAGGATTCTTTGATACACTTTCTACATAATTTATTTGAATGAAAACTCCGCCCTGTATTGTCTGTATAAATATTTCAGGCTGTACGTCTTTTGAAACAGAATCCTCTAAAAATATTTGTGAAATTATTGTGGATTTTATTTCATCAAAACGATCAGAGTTTAAAGATTGACCTATATATTTAGCCAATCCAGCACCGTAATTTGAATGCCAAATATAATCACCAGGATTTGTTAACAACCTTCTTAAAACTCTTTGCTGACTCCTGGAAAGTCCAGAACTATGGGAAATATCATTTAATGAACTCAAATGTAAATCTTGTCCAATATCATGATTTATATCATTTACAACTTCTTGATATTGAGACTCATTCATTAGCTACCTTGTAAATTTGTAGTTGGTGTATTGTCAGATTTCAATAACGTCTCAAATGAACCAGAAGAATCTCCCGCTTTAACTTGAGGAGAGAATATGTCGCATTGTGTAGATGCATCTATTTTCATATTCCCTGTAGTTATGTTGCATTCATCAGAAGCATTTATGTTTACTTTAGGTGCCGTTAAATCTATTTGAACAGTCGACGAAACTAATACTTTTCCATCATTTGTAAATTTTAATGAAGCGCCACTCGAATGAACTATCCAAAACTCACCAGATTCAACTGTTAACGGCCTATTTGAAGCATCAAATAAAGGCCCGGCAGATATTGGTATTTGTTTGCTACCCTGCTGATAAACAACGACACATAAAGTATTCAGTACAGGTGCAGCATACAATCCCCATCCGTTACCAACCCATGAAGCGCTATATGGTATCCAACCAGTTTGTAATGCCGGCTCATCTTCAGTTTCAGGATGAATTTGAACAATTACTAAATGATTAACAGGATCATAAGAAGTAATGCGTCCAACATCGCATGAAAAAGCAGTATTACTTAATGCCATTAAAGCTCTGGCTGAAACTGAATTTAAGAATTTTTCCATATCAACTTATTTCTGTTTCATCTGGTTTATTCTTAGCACTAATAAACATAGAAAAATCATTAATTGTTATTTTTCTTACAATTGACTCAATATAATAAACTTGGTCAAAATCAGTTTCTGTTCCAGTAATTTTTATTAACATATCCTTTGATAAAATAATGTCTCCTACTAATTCAGCACTAAACCTAACACCATGAACTACCAAGTTATTTAATAATTGTTTTGCTTTTTGTACTGCTTGTTCATTTGTTAAACCAGGATGTGAATAAACATACTGCCTTATAAACTGTTCTTTAGAATCTTTAGATTTTGCATTTTGCTTCACGTGGAACGCTTTACCAGTATAAGTAGAGTATGGAACCTTTACTGTTACTCGAACGTTTCCAGATACAATATTGTTTTTGAAGAAATTTATTTTTGTTCCTTTATCAAAAACAGGGAATGTATTATTTATATCTTTAGGTGCATAATTTAAAATATAAGGCTTTAAATTATCATCATTAACAGGATTTGGTTTAAAAACTAACGTTTCACCCTTTACAAATACGATAAAATTTTCCTTCATTGCTGCTTCAGTTAACATATCCCACTGAGTTGTATTATTAGCAGTATATGTCTGAGCAGTTTGTAAAAATGTTCCTAATACCTGTGTTGTTTTCGTAATATCTGATTTTAAACCGTTTTCATTTGCAAACTGTTCTGCTAGTTCTGAAGCTGTAATGTTTGAAAATGACTTAGTAACCTTTTTATCAATTAACCTAGAACTTAAATCACGACCAGAAATACTTACTAACCCTTCAGATGGGTTTATTTCAACATCATTACTATCACCCTGTATCATCAACGTAAGGTCACTTGTCGTAAATGAATCAACATCATTTGGAAAGCCTACATATATTTTTACTAAAAATTTCTCAGTTGATGCGAAATAAGCAAGATTTAATGTTCCTGTTTTCTCATTAAGTGGTATCTCTAAAAAATAAGTATCAGCCGTATATGGAGCGCCTGATCTTATTTCTATATCAACAAATTCAACCTGAGTATCATTTATCTTTACTATAGCTCTTGGCCTTCTAAGTTCACCTTGAGTATTTTGAGCAGTATTTTCAACTGTCATGATTGATAAACTCCATCTGTGTCAGTTGTTTGTGCAGGTATAACTAAACTCATAGCTTCACCAGGATAAATAAATGGATCAACCAATCCATTAGCTTTAGCAATAGTTGTCCATAAGGTTGCATCTCCATAATATTGAGAAGCTAATTGATAAAGATTACCGCCATTTATAATTATGTTTTTTCCATCAGAACCTTTGCTTATTAAAACTATATTTCTCTGTATTTGTAATAAAAATGCTTCCAACAAATAAGCATCAGCTAAATTCAAAAAATCTTTAGAAACAACATCAGCATTATCATTTCCATCTATTTTGTTTGTTACTAGATTCCTTTGTGCAAAAAATAATGAACCACCACCTAAATTCGATATATAATTTCCAGTAGTAGACAAAGCGCTATTTAATGGCCCAGTAATCGTTGCTAAAACAGAACTCGTCGCATTTGATATAGATGCTATTGAATTTATCGTTACTGATAACAATGCAATAGCAGAAGATATGCTTGGATCGGCTATAGTAGCTGCTAAATCTCGAGCTTCTATCATTGCAGCGCTTATAGCATCGTTATAAGCAACTGGAAGAAGGACAGGAAATGGCTTATTTAAATCTTGTATGACAGATACAGTTATTGTGTACGGTATTTCATAAAAAGCGTTAAAACTACATCTAAAAGACTTAATAACAACATTGTAATTAAACTGTGACCATTTTAATTCTTGCTGTTCTCCTTTAGCTCTTAATCCATCTAAAAATCTTGCTCTAAATGTTGCTGTAGAACCCCTAAAAATACCTGACCATGAAATGTCATCATCAATACGACCCATTGCATCTATAGAACGACGGCCCCCAACCAATTTTTTATCAGATAAAGACTGTTCACCACCAAAATTTATAGTGCTTGGCACTTCAAAATTTGCAAATGTAATAGAGCCAAGCGTTAAAAATACCACTATGGATTACCCATGTTTGTTAATGCCGATGGTGCAAGTGAATTGGCACCATTAAATCCACTCGTACTGCCTATTGCGCCAGACATAATATTATTAGACATGCCGCTTAAAATAACTCTTCCAACTTTATTTCTATCTAAATAAACATCACCAGTCACTTTATCTGGTTTCATTTTTTCTTTTGGATCAGCTAAAACACTTCTTGAATAATTACCATATGTTTTATCAGAATTTAACATAAGAGGATCATGTATAAATCCAGAATATGCACCAATTACTGGTTGTTTTTTTGATATCATACTTATATTAGAAGCTTGATTTGAAAATCCTTTTGTATTAAATAAATTTATAAAAGATGCTAATTTTTCTAACATGGCAGACAAAACATTCAGAGAATGAATAACTCCTGGAGATGTTAATTCCCCAAATGCAGTTGCTAAATTATGAGAAGCATTTGCAAATCTCATGCTTGCGCCTTTATTTGTATTTAGAGATTCATCATAAGTTGCATCTATTCCCCAAAATCCACCCATCAATTGTCTTTGTCTTAAAATCTTATCTCTATTTTTATGCATCAAAAATAACTCTTGACCAGGAGTTCTACCAAAATCAAGACTTAACCTTCTTTGAATATCCAAATCATCAACAGTTCCTTTCGATTTATAAACATCCATTACTTTTTCTTCAAACAAGAAAGGATCAGTTGACAATAAATCAGTGAATTTCTTTTTTGCGTGTGTTCCTGTAGGTCTTCCATTTTTATCAACAGAAGCAGAGCTATAAATTCCTAAATTAAGTAAATCCGCTACCCTTTTTTTATTGTTTAAAGTACCTGCACCAGTCTGCATTTGCATGGCAAGCGTAATTAAACCAGTAGCTGCTCTTCTTCCTTTTATTTCTTGTAAAACGGGCTCTAATCCAATAAAACCCATAGGAGTTAACTTTCCAAATGCACCAGAACCTTGAGCAAGAAATTGCTGCATTTGTGTCGGATCAATTGTTCCAGCAGAAGAAGACATCATTTGAAACATCAAATTTTGTCCTTCCATTACTTTTTTATGATCTGATCCACCCCATATTTCAGCAGCCCTAGCCATGTCCATCATTTGCTTATCGCTCATTTTTCCAAATGTTGCGCTAGCTGCAAACTGTGATTTAGCAAGCAATGGTGCCAATTCTTTAGAGTTCGCATATCCACTACCAGGCAATTCTTTTGTTATCATGACAGAATCAACAAAAGCTTTTAAAAGTTCATTTCTTGATATCCCTTTTACTGTCTGTTTTGAAAAATCACTCGCTAACTTTATATTTTCTGGTGAAAATCCTTGTGCCTTTAATTGCATAATAGATTGCTGCCTTTCAACTTCTGCTTCATATCCAGAATGCAAAGCAGAATAACCAGCATACCCCGCAACCATCGCACCTAATCCTACTGGCCCTCCTAATATACCTACACCCATCATAGAACCGGAAGCGCCAACTCCATGGCCAGCAGCTTTCATTAATATTTTTGATTTTTTGCCACCAGCATATGCAGCACCTGCAGCAGCTCCACCACCAATGCCACCTATTCCCATTTCAGAAGCCATTCTTGCTTCACGCAAACGCTCTGTTAAAACAGCAGTTTTTTGTGATAATTTTTCAGTGTTTATGCTTGCTCTTAATAGAACACCATCATATTTAGAAAATACAGAAGAACTAGCCATTCCTTCTTTATTTATGACAGAGAATGATTTTGCTAATCGAGCAAATTCAGGAGACGCAATAGCTAAGTTTCTTGAAAACTTTTCTAAATTTACGTTAAGAAGGGATAAGTTATAATTTGCTGCGCGGATGCTCTCTTGAAAAATTTTCATTTTTTCAATTGCATCACCTTTGATGTTAAGGGCAGCCCATATTTTATATGCTTCCATAGGTACCCTTAGTTAAAGATAGTTTTTTGCCAGCTACAAAACTCTGTAGCATTCTTCCAAAAACATAATGTATAACTGGCTGTGCTTGATACATTGTCGTACTAATAACAGGCCTCGGCGGTATATGCCTTGTACCTAATTCTTGATAAACCATTATTTGACTATCAGAACCTAAAAATAATGTCTGAGATTCAACATTGAATACATGATGTATTGATTCTTTTAATTCACCAGTCCTATAGAGAGGATTGTAATCAGCGTTAAATACATACCCTTGTCTTTCTTTGTCTCTCTTTGTTGATTCCGCTAAGGGAGCCCATCCATCTTGCAAATGTCCTATCTTATCTTTTGCTTCTTTTTCAAGAACTTCACCTGCAAATTTTGCAGCTACTTTCTCATAAACAGGAAATTCTAAAATCAATTTCTCTATATGTTTTTGAAACATTTCTAAAGATTTAAATTCTTTCATTCATATTTCCAAGTATTGAAATTGAATTTACCTTTACCTGCTTGTTGCTGGACTATAATGCAGAAAGCTTTCCTCATTTCATCACTCAATGAAAGTACATATTCTTCTTTAAATCCACTAGACACCAATAGAACAAATTCATTCATGTCGGTATCTAAAACTATTTTTTTATGTTTTCTGGCTCCTCCTTAACTTCAATTAATAGCTCAGAATAAACTGCTTCAATACCTTCCTCTCCTAAGTTCTGCAATAAAGCTAAACATTCCTCATAACTTCTTGGAGATTCATAAACTCGTTCATTTACTTTTGCAACATAGATAATGGCTGACATCATATTCATACAAGATAAAATATCAGCATCTTGTTTCATGCACTTATTAAGATTGTATCTATCCATGATAGTAGGTTTTCTCAATATAATAGTTCTTTTCAAACTATCAGTAATTGCCTTACCATCATAAGAAGCCTTAATCATAATTTAACCCTGTTTATTTATAGTGGAATTTTTCGTCTTGCCTTAAATGCTACACTTTGTTTAACAATAGTAGTTCCAGAATACTGACCCCCATCAGTTAAAGAAAGAACACAATTAGTGTATTGCCATTGAGTAATAGTTCCATTCAATTCTCTAATCGTTTCTGTAATTGTTATATTAATTTGATCGCCACCTTGATAATAAACTCTTTCTTGTTTAGCAAAATACTGGTCAAGAACAGGTGATCCTCGCTGATAAACAAAAGAACCATGCCATCCTTGATGTAATTTTGGATGCCTTGTTATACCATCCATAGCAGTATGATCTTGAACATCAGCATTTTCATTTGCTGAAAAACTTTCAATGATTGTAAAATCTTTCAATCCGTCAACATCAGTCAAAACAAGAGTGTGACTAATACCACTAGTTAAACCATCTAGATTAGACATTTTTATAATCCTCCTGTTTGTACTGGCAATATGCTAACAGCAGAAGATAAAGATCCCTGTTCAGCATTTAAATTTACGATAAAATATTGAGTTATAGAAAATAATACAACAGCTATATCAGACTGCATATATCCTAATGCAACCCTATTAGGAGGATTATTACTTTCATCTAAAATAATTGAACAAGCTTTAGAAAAATTACCTGGATTGTTAACATCTCCAATCATTCCAAATTGAAATAAATTTTGAAAAAATGCAAAAAGTGTTGCTCTAGCTTGCTCTCTTACGGTCGGAGTTTGAGCTTTACCAATAAATACACCCATGCCGTTTAAAATGGTTTGAGCAATAAAATTAACCATTCGCGGATAATTATCTGTTTGCGTTAAAGGATTGCTGCTTGTATTAATGCCTAGCCTACAACCAAATAAGTTACCTGAAGGAATAGGATTTGTAATAACCTCAATTCTTCCAGTTCTGATTTGAGATAAATCGGCAGTAGAATAAGATCTGCTTTCCAATGTTTTTTGAGTTGCAATTATTCCTGATAATTGCTTATTTAAAGAAGATTCACTGGGTAATAAATTTGCAAGAATTCCTGCTTTAAATGATTGAGGAGAAATAAACCGAGTTAAACCATTGAATGGATCGTTAATCTGAATCCAATCTCCCATGGCTAAACTAAATGAATAACTATCTATTCCAGCATTAGCTAATAACGTTCTTGCACCTGATATATTGTCTTGATATCCAGGATCAATAGAACCAATACAATATGATCCTTCTTCTCGAGCAAATTCATC